TCCTGGAATCTTGCTCGGACTTCCGAACAGAAGGTGCCGGGAACATATCCGGAACTTCCCATCCACCAGCCCATCCGTCAGACACCCCGATGAGACCACCTAAATCGATTCCATACGGGGTGCGTACTCTTCTCACCATGTGCTTGCTCCTTCCATCCTTGTGTATGACCCGTACCCGGGCCGTGACTCCTCTCGACTCATAGACGGGTCGAGGGTGGAAGCATAATAGCTAGCCTCGGATAAGTCTAGCCCACTTCCCGGTCCACTTCCCGGGTCCTCCGGGTCCATCTATAATCGTCGTGGGTCGAGGCTCGAAGCCGTGACCGGGATTACGAGGCATAAGAGGAGGAGGACGATGAGAACCGATAAGGAGATTGCCGGACTCAAGAAGAGGTTGGGTGAACGCATACGCAAGATCGATGGTTGCTGGGAGTGGGTCGGCACCACCTCCGCTTCAGGGTACGGGGTGCTGAACGTGAACGGGAAACGGGTGATGGCTCGCAGACTCTCTTATGAGTTACACATCGGGAGCCTAGGCAACCGCATCGTGCGGTCAGTGTGTAACAGTCCCGGTTGCGTGAACCCCAAGCATCTGATTCTGGGAGACCGTTTGAAGGGAGGAAGACCGTGAAGAAGGGAAGACGATATCCATGGGACGATTGGTTCAGCAAGAAGCAGTTCCGGCTGGTGAGAGGCAAGCAGTATACCTGCGAGCCGAATGTGATGGCCCAGCAGGTACGGAACGCAGCCCGATCACGTACAACCAAGGTCAGCATCCAGAGAGCCGGGGACATACTGCTGGTGACTAATTGGGGGGAAGATACTTGAACCTGTCATGTTGTTTCTGCAAGTCCGATATTGAACCGAATCAAGATCACAGCCCGCATCCGGTCATCGTGGATGAGGACTCCCGGTGCTGTACGATCTGTAACTACCAATTGGTCATCCCTCTCCGCATACTCCGCATGGGTCTATTGAAAGGACAAACCGAAGATGGTACACCCCTCCAAGGATAAGGGCAACAACTACGAACGTGAACTGGTGAACTCCGCAAAGGAGTTAGGGCTGAAGGCTGTGAGAGCCTATGCCAGCAATGGGAGGTCCCTGGGCCTGACGGAGGATGTGGACTGCCTCATCGGAGGCTACAAGGTTCAGGCCAAGCGGAGGAAGGCTGTTGCGGCTCATCTCATCCCCGGAGAGAACGTAGACTGCGTGGCGACAAGACCGGATCGAGGAGAGACCCTCATTGTGATGCGCTTCACCGATTGGCTGGACCTGATTCAACGAGCAGGAGAACCCGGTGACGAGTAAATATCAAGCGTTCAAGGAGCGATGGCAGGACTGCGACCGTTGTCCTCTGAGCGAGGTCCGGAACCAGGTGGTGTTGGCCCGGGGTCAGATACCGGCTGACGTGCTATTCATCGGTGAGGCTCCCGGTCACAGCGAAGATACGCTGGGCAAACCCTTCGTGGGTCCAGCCGGCAAGTTGCTTGATCGCCTGATTGAGACGGCCATACCCGGGAAGGTCCGGATGGCCTTCACGAATGTCGTGAGTTGTATCCCAAATGTAAAGACCTCATCCACCCGCATGGCTCACTACAAGGAGGACGGAAGGAATGTGAGTGAGCCGGATGAGGAGGCTATCAAGGCCTGTGCTCCCCGTCTGGAGGAGTTCATGGGGTTGTGTAGACCTAAGTTGGTGGTGTGCGTAGGTCTGATGGCTGAGAGGTGCGTGCCTCCCGGGGATGAGAAGAGGATTCGAGTGATCCACCCGGCAGCTATCCTCCGCATGGATGTATCCCAGCGGGGTCTTGCCGCCCAGCGGACCACCGACCAGATTGCTGAGGCTGTTTCCGAATTGAACCTGTAACAGAGGAGCGAGCAATGGTGAAGAAGAAGAAAGCAGCGTGCGTGTGGAGAGGTCCGGAGGAGGACGGCATCACCCAGTCACTCCTCTCTCGGTTCCTCGTGTGCCGTGAACGGTTCAGGCTACTCGTGGTTGAGGGACTCCGACCTGCGGATGATTTCAATCACCGGATCGAGTACGGGAACATGTGGCACCTGTGCGAGGAGAAACAAGCAGGAAAGGAAGAGTGGGAAGGACCTCTGAAAGATTACGCACGTGAGCTCATCTCCAAATACCCTCTCGCTCAGGAGCAGATCGAGAAGTGGTACAACGTCTGCAAGATCCAGTTTCCGATCTATGTCACCTACTGGTCCAAGAACCCGGATGAGAAGAGTCGGACACCTCTGGTTCAGGAGGAGTCATTCTCAGTTCCCTACCCTCTGCCCTCCGGGAGGATGGTGACGCTGAGAGGCAAGTGGGACTCCGTGGATTGGATCGGTCCCAAGAGAGGAGGCGGGGTGTACCTTCAGGAGAACAAGACCAAGGGAGACATCCAGGAGGACTCGCTGAAACGTCAGCTACACTTCGACCTACAGACCCTCATGTATATGGTGGCTCTGGAGGAGAGTGACTCAGTGGACGGACCTCTGAAGGGGATCAGGTACAACGTCGTGCGTCGTCCACTCTCCGGAGGACGTGGAAGCATCCGGCAGCATAAGCCATCCAAGTCGAATCCCCGGGGAGAGGACCCCCAGCAGTTCTATAATCGTCTTTCAGGTATAATCGGAGATGACGCCGATTATCATTTCATGCGGTGGCGAGTTGAGATTGGTCCTGAAGACCTGACTCGGTTCCGTCGTGAGTTCCTCAACCCGGTTCTGGAGCAGCTTTGGGACTGGTGGGAGTTCATAACCACCGGACACAATGGAGACCCGTTTGACCCGGGCACGGGGAGAGCGGTTCACTGGCGTCATCCCTTTGGGGTTTGGAATCCTCTGAATGAGGGAAGAGCAAGTGAGCTGGATGAGTACCTGGAGACCGGAAGTGATCTGGGGCTGGAGAGAACTGAAGACCTATTCCCTGAACTGGACTGAAGGAGCAAGCAATGCCAAACGTCACAAAGCAGAAACCCAAGAAGACCCGTCGCAAGAAGACCGGAAGTGCGGTGGACCGTATCGCACCCATCGGGTTCGATGAGGACGACGGGATCAAGATCAACCTGTACGGTCGGTCAGGCACCGGCAAGACCACCCTGTGGGCTACCTTCCCCAAACCGATCTTGGCTGTAGTTGCCTCCGGAGGAAGCAAGCCCGGTGAGCTACGTTCAATCAACACCCCGGAGTACCGCAAGACGATCCACCACACCCTCATCGAGAAGGCTGGCGACATTCGGGAGTTGGTGGATCACCAGAGGGACACCGAGAAGTTCTCCACGGTGGTCCTCGATCACGCCACTGGTCTTCAGGACCTAGTGCTCAAGGAGATTCTGGGGTTGGATGACCTGCCGGCTCAGGGGAGTTGGGGGATGGCCCGTCAACAGGATTGGGGTCAGTGTGCTCTCCAGATGAAGGAGTTGCTGAGGTCTCTCCTCTCTCTGGATTGTAATGTCGTCATCGTCGCTCAGGAGAGGGAGTTCAACACGGATACAGAAGGAGACCTGCTGATGCCGTTTGTGGGATCGGCTCTGACTCCCTCCGTGACGGGGTGGTTGAATCCGGCGTGCGACTATATTTGCCAGACGTTCATCCGTCAGCGCACGGAGGAGAAGGAGACCAAGATTGGTAAGAAGACGGTGCGCACTCGATCCAAGGTGGGCGGGGTGGACTACTGCCTGCGCACGGCTCCGGACCCGGTGTTCACGACCAAGTTCAGACTACCCAAAGGAACTGAGCTCCCAGACGTGGTAGTGGACCCCACCTTCGACAAGATCAATTCACTCATCCAAGGGCAAGGAGGTTGAGATGCTTGTAATCACGAGAGAGGCCGGACAGAGTCTGAGGATTGGAGAAGAGATCGAGGTGAGGATTCTGGAGGTGAAGGGAGGCAAGGTCCGGATAGGGGTGGATGCTCCTACCCACGTGCCGGTTCACCGCAACGAAGTCTACGACAGGATTCACGGACAACAGGAAGGAGGAAGGACCCCAGCTCAGAGCAAGTGACGGATGTTCAATCTATGTTTCGCAATTTGGAGAAGTAGAGATGCCGAAGAAAACCAACCAAGGAAGTCTGGCGAGCAAGCTGGGCAAATCAGGGCGCAAGGCTTTTGACGCCCACAAGACGGATGACACCAACTTCGGAGCCGGGGGTGACTTGCCTGCGGGGATCGAGGGAGGCATTGCCCGTCTTGTTGACTGCAAGTTCGACAAGTACAAGAGGGGTGAGAATGAAGGTGAGTTCTTCTTCTACGCTGCTGGTGTAATTGTAGAACCGAAGGAGCACAGTGGCGTCCGTATCGAAGGGTTGAGGACCTCGATCATGGAGCCTCTCTGCGACACTCCCCGTCGTTCCCGTCCAGATGTTGAGACTCACATCGAGTGGATTCTCAATGAGTTCCGGAAGCTGGGTGTGGACACTGGTGATGTCGGGTTCGATGACTTCGAGGATGTCGCAGAGGTCCTCAAGGATCAGCAACCTCACTTCCGGTTCCGCACTTGGATCGGTGAAGCCACTTCCCAGTTCCCCAACCCTCGCACGAACCACGTGTGGTCCGGGTCCTGCGAGTACGATGGGGAAGCGGATGAGGACGTGGAAGATGAGACGGATGACGATGAGGAGGATGATGATGACCTCCCTTTTGAGCCCCTCGATGGAGAGGGGGGTGAAGAGGAAGAGGAGGAGGTTGCCGACAACCTCGACACTCTCGCAACGGCTGCGGACGGTGATGACGAGAAGGCTCAGTTGGCTCTTGCCTCGCAGGCTTCAAAGGCTGGTGTGGATGAGGACGATGTCAACGGGGCTGAGTCGTGGTCTGAGGTTGCCGAACTGATCCGGGGTGTCTCCTCCGTTGAATACAAAATCCGTTCTGACTCTGACTCTGACGAAGGGAAAGAGGACGATGAGGATGATGAGGACTGGATCCCGGAGAAGGGTGAAGTGTACTTCTTCAAGCCTCCCCGTGCTCGCAAGTCCGTGGAGTGCGAAGTGACTGCCGTGTTTGCCGGTCGGAAGACCTCCAACCTCAAGAGCCTCGATGACGGCAAGTCCTACAAAGCCATTTCGTGGGACAAGCTGGAACAGGAGTAGTTGCGTACATGGATGGGGAGTTGCTTGCTCCGAAGGGTCAAGGATGACCCACTGGGCTTTCCTCTGGCGGGGTGTTGGAGTCTCGCACTCCTTCAACAGCAGGGTTCGATTCCCTGCGGAGCCACTGTAGTGTTTTCCGTTTGAGTAGGAGGAGCGAGATACCCATGATTCAGTTCTTCGAGACCCGGATGGGTAAGACCTTCATTGAGAAGACAATGCCGGCAATTGCTAATGCGCTTGTCCGGATTGCCGACTCTCTGGAGAAGGAGAAGCAGGAACCGGAAGAGGAGGACATCACCCAGTTCGAGGAGGAACCCGGGTACATCAACCGTCAGGGAGACGGTCCCAGCGGGTTCGATGCCTGGCAAGATTCCAAGTGGTGTGCCTGACGGAGGGGTGAGGACGGACTTGTGATCAGCATCGACACGGAGACAACTGGGATAGACCACCACCACGGTTGCGCTCCCTTCCTAGTCACCAGCTGTGATTCAGAAGGGGAGGTGACCTGGTGGGAGTGGCATGTTGATCCTCTCACCCGCAAGCCCGACATCCCAGAGAAGGACCTTGAAGACATTCAGCAGCTGATCGACCAGGCTGAGTCTCTGGTATTACAGAATTCAAAGTTTGATGTGATGGCTCTCCAAGTAGCCTTCCGGGGTAAGCTGAGATGGGACTGGGGGAAGACCCACGACACGCTGCTGGCCGGTCACCTATTGGCTAGTGGGGAGCCTCATGACCTGACCTCGATGTCTCGCAAATATCTCAACCACGACATAGGGGAGTTTGATGAGGTGATGCGACAGGCTTGCGTGGAGGCTCGGAGACTGGCCCGGAGTCAGTACCCTGATTGGCGCATAGCTCAGAAGGGTATGCCTGAGCTCCCCAGTGCGCGGGAGAAGGTAGCCAAGAATGATATGTGGCTCCCTCGTGCGGTTGCTCGCAAGGAGAGATACCGTGCCGATCATCCGTGGCGAACCCTCTGCCGGGAGTACGCCAATGCCGACAGCGAAGCAACCCTGTATCTCTTCAAGCGTCAGGAGCAGCTGTTGTGGGAAAGGGACCTGTGGCTGATCTACCGGGAGAGACTGAAGCTGCTACCCATCGTGTATGATATGGAGTCCCGGGGAGTCACCCTCAGTCGAGACAGATTGGAGAGCCTCCGGGAGGAATACACAGAGGAGTCCGGGAGGTCCGGACGGGTATGCGTCCGGGTAGCGGAGAGCCTAGGACATGCTCTAACGCTGCCGAAGGCGGGTGTCAATGGATCCCTTGTGGACTTCTGCGAGAGTCCCATAGGGATGAACCTCGTGCCTCTAGCAAGCACCGGGTCCTCCTTCGATACCGGCAAAGGGAATTCCTCCAAGGTATCTGTGGCCAATCGGTTCATCGGCAAGTCCGGGAGGATCTCACTCAGCCGTGCGGCGGTGGACCATTACCGGGATCAGCTGGAGAGGGTCGAACCCAGAGGCAAGAGGTTGACTTTCCTTGACAGCCTCCTCCGCAAGAGGAAGAGGGACACGGCTCTGAACTACATGGCTGGGTATGAAAGGTTCTGGGTGCCTGCTGAGGACCCGGGTTGGTATCGTCTCCACCCGTCTCTGAATCCTACCGGGACTGGAACCCTGCGATGGTCCTCTTCCAATCCCAACGAGCAGAACATCAGCAAGCAGGAGGGGTTCAACCTGCGGTTCTGCTTTGGGCCGGCACCCGGACGGGAGTGGTGGAGTCTGGACGCTAAGAACATCGAACTGAGACTGCCTGCATATGAGTCCGGGGAGACGGAGATGGTTGAGTTGTTTGAGAAGGAAGACCAGCCACCCTACTTCGGCTCATACCATATGCTCATATTTGATACACTCCACCCGGAGAAGTTTGCCAAGCATGGAATGGATAGCAAGAAGGTCTACGGCAGCTCATGGTACCAGTGGACCAAGAATGGGAACTTCGCAGTCCAGTACGGGGCAGTGGAGTCGAGTGGAACAGCTGATCGAGCCTACCACATACCGGGAGCGCAGAAGAGAATCCAGAAGCGGTTCAGCAAGGTGTTTGAGCTGAACCGGAAGATGATTGCGCTAGCTACCCGGGATGGGTACGTGGAGACGATGCCGGACAGTACCGTGGACCCGGAGAGAGGCTACCCGCTACAGTGTCCCCGGTCTCACTGGGGGGACATCCTCCCTACTGTACCGTTGAACTATCACGTACAGGGTACGGCCATGTGGTGGATGATGAAGGCGATGATCCGCTGCTACAAATATCTGTCCGACCTCCCCGGGTACTATCTGGTGATGCAGATACACGATGAGCTGGTGTTCGACTTTCCTGCCGGCTCAGGAAGGGAGCCGTGGAGAACCAACCTGCCGAAGATACGCAAGGTGCGTAGGCTGATGGAACAGGGAGGGGAGGACCTAGGGGTGCCAACCCCGGTCAGCGTTGAGTACCATTCAAACAACTGGAGTGAGGGAGAGGGACTGTGAACCCAGAACAGATAGAACAAATGACACCACGCAATCGGTTCGTGTATTGGATCCGGGAGAGGTACCAGATAGGGAGACGCAAGAGAAGCAAGCCCAAGCCGTGGACAGACGATGAGATCATGATGGACTACTTCTTCACCAACCCGTACCGGGAACACGACAAGACAACCAAGTGGTTCCGCCGTGCCATCAGAGACCCGCTGAGGAACAGCACTGACGTTGTGATCGCCACGATCATCTTCCGGTGGTTCAACCTCATCGAGACCGGGAGGCATCTCAACGGTATCGGTCTTCTCACCGACTGGAGACACGACCACGCCTTGAAGCTGCTCTCAGATCGGAGAGACGCTGGACACAAGATATTCACAGGGGCATTTATGATCAACTCGCCGGGAGGAGTCCGCAAGCTGGAGGCCATCTGCGCAAGGATCGAGAAGGTGTGGCAGGACTGGGATGACCTCTCGCTGAGAGCAGCCCAGTGGGAGACTCTTCAACAGGCTCACGAGGACCTGACCCGATACGAGGGCCTGGGAGGGTTCATGTCGTATGAGATTGTGTGCGATCTGCGCTACACCTCCGTGCTGAAGGAGGCCACTGACGTAATGACCTGGTGTAATCCCGGGCCTGGTTGTATCCGGGGTTTGTATCGCATCGCTGGGATCGAGATTCCGAACAAGTCAAACGCCACCTCACCTCCGATCCTCCCCGGGTGGCAGGACACGATGGGGGAGTTGCTGAGCCTACTCTCCCGGAGACTGCCGAAGATGCCTGCATTCGAGATGAGAGAGGTCGAACACTCGCTGTGTGAGTTCGACAAGTATGAGAGGCTGAGGTTGAAGGAGGGGAAGAGCAAGCGCAAGTACCCGGGGAGACCTCAATGATCGTACAGATCCGAGGGACCAGCGGCAGCGGCAAGAGCACCGCCATGCGCAAGGTCATGAAGGCTATCGGAGGTTGGGAGCCGATCTACAAGAAGGGGAGGAGGCAACCCCTGTACTACCAGTCCGGGTCCGTTGCCTTGCTGGGTCATTACGAGTCACCCTGCGGAGGGTGCGACACGATTGGAAGTGCGCGTCAGGTGTATGATACGATACAGACTCTGCCTCATGAAGTCCTGCTGTGCGAAGGTCTACTGCTGAGCGAAGACACCAAGTGGTCCTCTCAACTCCCGGACCTCCGGGTGGTGTTCTTGACTACGGGGTTGGATACCTGTCTCGACCGGATAGGGGAGCGCAGGAGAGCATCAGGGAACGACAAGCCGTTGAACCCTAAGAACACGACCGGTCGTGTTAGGACTATTGAACGGGCGAGGGTAAAATTGGAGAACGTGGGAGTGTGCTGCCGGCGTGCGTCGGCTGACCAGGCTCCCGGTCTGATACTGGGTTGGCTCAAGCTACACGCTGAGCCAGAAGGAGATTGAAATGGACCAGGAACAAAGCTGGCTGACGACCAAGACGATTGGTGAGGACGACAATACATCGGCTACCATGTATGACTACTTCATGCGACCTGAGCCCCGGGAGAACATGGGACCGATCCGGACAGAGTACGATGAGTTGACCGGGCGTGATCTCAAGGTCCGTGAGCTCAAGATCGGCATGACCCGGAATGCGAAAGATGAACACAAGAGGGTTGTCAAAGCCTACCTGGAACCGTACCCTCACACCCGCATCGACACGGCCAAGCCTCTCCAAGGCTGGTACAAGTCCCTCCATGAGCCCAACGGGGTCCGTCCCAGACCCTGCTTCACTGAAGCGGTCCTGACGGAACCCTACGGTGGGTGGTGCGCGGTGGGTTGTGCGTTCTGCTATATCAACTCCGGGTTTCGGGGATACCGTGGCACAGGTCTCATCACGGTCCCGATCAACTACGGGGATCAGATCGCCAAGCAGTTGAAGAGTATGAGGAGAGGGGCTGCGGTCTACTTCTCCTCCTTCACTGATCCGTTCCTCCCGTTGGAGGACATGTATCACAATACTCAGAGAGCAGCTGAGGAATGCGTGAAGGTTGGTCTGCCGGTCTTCTTCCTGTCCCGTCTCCGATACCCAGATTGGGCTATCGACCTCATGAAGAAGAACCCTCACAGCTATGCCCAGAAGTCTATCAACACCCCAGACCCAGAGGACTGGAGGAGGCTCTCACCCGGGGCAATGTCGCTGGGGGATCATCTGAAGGATATCACCAGGTTGAAACGCAGAGGGATATACGTTTCAATTCAGTGTAACCCGATCATCCCAGGAGTGACGAGCAACCGTCAGGTGGTCCAGCTATTCAAGCTGTTAGCCGATGCCGGAGCCGACCACGTGATTGTGAAGTTCGTTGAAGCAGGATACTCGTGGGCACCGGCAATGGTCGAGAGGATGATCAAGAGGTTCGGTGAGCGTGGTGAGAGGTTCGCTGAGTTGTTCACGGAGAACATCGGTGGCCAGCGCACGATTGAAGAAGACTACCGGATGAGGGGACACAAGCTGTTCTCGACCTATGCCAAGAGGTACGGTTTGACCTACGCCACGTGCTATGAGTACAAGTATGAGCGTGACGAGGAAGGGAACATCGTTGACAAAACCGGGGTCAGCATCGGACGGGACTACACGACAGCCGAACAGTGCCACGGTCAGGCAGTCCCGGTCTACACCCGACAGGAAGAGGATGAGCTGTTCCAGCCTCTGGACGATTGTCCTCCTAGCGGATGCCTGCATTGTGCTGCTGAGAATGACGGGGAGGCTAGGTGCGGTGACGTGCTTGCGGGAGAGGCTACTGCCTTGAAGGCCAGCGACCTGAAACTGCCGATACTTCAATCCTAGGAGACCGCAGCTGTGAGCAAGCAAATGGAGGTCTACCAGTTCGGGGAGAGGTTGTTGGATACCCTTGACCTGGACCCGGTGTATGTGATCCTGTGGGACTCCGACCTTGACGACGGGGAGATGAAACGGTGGCTGGTAGCCTACTGGTGTTTCTACCATATGGGTACGGCATCGTGGATTGCTTCCGGAGGTATTGACTACTGGGACCGGATGAAGTTGGCGGCCAGCAGTCGTGAGTACCTTCGCAACCGGGAGCGCAGACACTTCCGGGGAGGTCTGGCAGAGAAGTCTGTTGCCTACCTGAGCTCCAGAGGCTTGGACGATTTGTTCAACCCTCTGATCTCTGATTCACCCAAGCCTCTGACGGAGGTGATGCGGTCGGTTCAGGACTGGGTTGGGTTCGGTCCTTGGATTGGGTTCAAGATAGCCGACATGCTGGAGTGTCTTCAGCTTTGCCCGGTCGTGTTTGATTCGGCATCCGTGTTCCTCTTCGACTCACCCCGGGCCGGTGCGGAGGAGATGTGGACCCGATACGGGAAGGGAGAGAGACCGGAGGACGTAGGTGGGTGGGCTCTAGCAGGCATTCTCGCACACCTAGGATCACGCGTATCGCCTCCGGGAGGATTCCGTGATGTAGGGGTCCAGGAAGCTGAGACGGTCCTATGCAAGTGGAAGTCCTACTTGGGAGGACACTACACAATCGGGGAGGATGTTGAGGGCACTAGAAGAGACCTTCTGAGATACTCCAAGACCAAGATGTCCCAGCGGTTATTGAAGGCTGGGGAGAGAGGTGGGTTGTGGTAAAGTCCAGAGGACGGATCGTGGCCCGGGGTATGCTCAGGGAAGGAACCCCAGTGGAGGACTATCGCAGGCAGTACGGTCTTTGGGTGAAGAGAGAGGACAAGTCATGCCTCCCTCCCGGTCCAGCCTTCAGCAAGACCCGGGGAGTGTATGCCCGGGTTGCCTCCCGGGAGGAGCACATCATCGGGGTCCTCGACACGTACCATTCTCAGGCGGGTCATGCCGTGTCCCGGGCCTGTGGGCTGCTGGGGAAGACCTGCATCAACTACTATCCTGAATACAAGTACGAACCCGGACCACGGGAGCCTCAGCTGAGAGCACGGGACCTTGGAGCCACTCTGGTGGGACTCAAGGCTGGTAGGTCTGCGATCCTCTTCCACCAGGCTCGCAAGCTGGTCGAGGATGTCGGAGGCTACATGATGCCTAATGCTCTGAAGCTGGGGGAGTCCGTGAGTGAGACGGCCAAGGAGGTTCCCGACTGGTTGAGGCCCAGACAGGTGTTGATACCGATCAGCAGCGGGACGATTGCCGCAGGAGTCATCCGGGGATTCAACCGCCTGGATCACCATCCCCAGTATATCATCCACATGGGCTACCATCGCTCCCACAATCAGGTCCTGCGATACCTCAGTGAGTCATCCGGGATTGAGATTGAAATTGAGTACCCGGACCTACAGTTGGTCGATGAGGGATACAACTACAAGGACGTTGCCAGAGACGGGGAGAGTCCTCCATGGCCCTGCAACGACCACTATGACTTGAAGGCATTCCGCTGGTGGCTCCAGAACCGGGATAGCTACAATCCGGAAACCCTGATGTGGAACATAGGATGAAAGACTCAACACCCGCAATTGATATCCGGGAGAAGGACCTTGCTCACAACCGGGGAGCCTTCAGGGACTGCCTTGGATACCTGCCTCCGGGAATCAGAGATGCCGTTGACATTCGGTACGGTCTGGGCGGTTGGGCTCAGGAGTTGAAGGAGTCTCACTCAGACTGTAAGCTGGTAGGCTATGAGAAGGACCCGGGGACCTCTGCTCAGGCTTCAATCCCTGAAGGACATATCTTGAATTGTAGAGAGTATGAACCGCCAACACTGGAACTGTGCGACCTACTGATGGCCGACTTCAACAACCTAACTTGCCGTCATAGCTTCAGAGGGCCGGGACCGGAACCGCTGATTGAAGCTGTTGAAGACCTGAGCCCACGGTATATCATTTTCACGGATACAGCCTGTGCTCGACTTCATCTGAATTGGCGGGTGTCCTACGGGTTGTCATCCCCGGACATGGGAGAGTACTGGGAGCAGTTCCCTCTCCCCGGGTATCAACTCATGGGGTGGGCCCGGGTTCACTTCCACGCATCAACCAGCGTATGGGCCCGGTCGAGAAGTGCGTGGGCAAGGTACAAAAGAAAAGGCCCGGCACGGTTGCCGGGCCCAGAGGGGAGGAACAGAGGGTGAAACTACTTCGCCAACTTCTTGCCGGCAGCGGTGATGGCGAACACGATGACGTCTTTGCCGTTGACGTCGTGCTGTTCGACCTTCAGGGCCTTGAGAGAGATCAGCGACGGGAAGTGCTTCTTGTCGTTGGCTTCCCGGGTCGAGGGGTCCAAGCTGCCGATGTACTCCGTCGTGGCTGCGGCATCGACCGGAGCCTTGGCAGCAAGCTGCTGACGGGTCAGGGACTTGCCCTTGAGCAGAGCCTGAAGGATTCGCAGCTGCGGCTTGCGCAACCCGTTGCTCTTCTTGGCAGCGGTCTTGACGGTCTTCTTCGCAACGGTCTTCGTAGTCTTCTTGGCAGTCTTCATCTTTCGCTCCTTGCGGCTCTTGGCCGTCTTGGAATCTTGCCCGGAGGTAAGCAGCCCGGACTTCTGCATGAGCTCTTGAAGTTTCTGTGCTTCACCCATCGGGTCCTTGTCGGCAATGCCGAGCAGGACGAATGCGGCGGGTGCGAGGGTGAACTGAACGGACCAACCGTAAGCGGTCTCGCAATCGCTGGCAAAGATGTAACGCTTGGTCGTGATCTGCGAGACATAGCCAGCGTACTGGTTCTTGGTCAGGCCCAAGCTCTGGTAGTCTACTTCATCAGTGAAACCGAAGTCGTATCCAGTCGTGTCCCTTGCGACGTTGGCAAGAGCCTGAAGGACGGCAGTCTCAGAGGTGTTGAGCTTGGCGTCGGTTTTGATCGTGGTCTTCATCAGGCTTGCTCCGTTAGTCGTTTCGGTCTTCATTACAATTATCACTATAACCAGATATCGACTGAAGTCAAGCCAGACTCTGGTGTATTCTCAGATTTCTTGAAAATCGATAATAGCTACCCGGGAGAGCCGATATGCATTTGACGTACCGGAATGTGAACGACGCATTCAGAGGGATCACCTCAGCAATCGATTCAGGCAGGATACTCGTCAACGTCCTACCGTCCCGGGCCGGTGAGGTCCTCGTGGTAGAGGAGCCGATGACGATCACCTACCGGGAGCCTAGGGAGAGGGTACTGTTCAACGCTGGAAGGGACGCCAACCCGTTCTTCCATCTGTTCGAGGGTCTCTGGATGCTCGCAGGACGGAATGACGTTGAGCCTCTCACCCGATACAATTCCCAGATCGGCAAGATCGCCTCTGACGATGGAGAGACCCTCAACGGTGCGTATGGATACCGGTGGCGTAACGGGGTGGACCAGCTGTATCTGATTGCCCAACATCTCAAGGACTTCCCGATCAGCAGGAGGGCCGTGTTGACGATGTGGTCTCCTGTGATGGACCTCCTCCGGATCGAGACGCACAAGGATGTCTGCTGTAACACGCACGTGTACTTCTTGATTGAGGACGAGAAGTA